GCCATACCGGAGAACACATCCCCGCCACAGCTGTTGATGCGCACATCTATCTTCTTGTACTGATTAGCAAGTGCCATCAGTTCGGCAACCACGCGGCCGCTATCTACACGCTGACCGTCGCCGACGTCGCCATATAACAGGATGGCCACCTCGCCACCTTCTGAAGGGATGATATTGAAAAATTGCTTATTCATTCGGGTGATTTTTGCTGCAAAAATAGATGCGTTTTTCGGGCCTTCCAAATAACAATTATAACGTTACGATTTGTTCGTATATCATTGCAAAACAAATGAATACGAAATAATAAAAGTTTTTACGCGTGCTAAAAAAATAAGAATTTTGCAGCAAAATGTAACACGAATGTAACATAAACGTATATGCCAAAAACAAGTATCGACAAAAAGGGTATTGCCAAGTCGCTCTACCTGGATGGCAACTACACCCAGGAGGAAATAGCAGATAAGGTGGGCACCTCCCGGCAGACGGTCAGCCGGTGGGTAAAAGCGGAGAACTGGGACACGCTCAAGGCGTCGGTCTCGATTACGTCAGATCAAATCATAGCCCAGTGGAACCGGCAGATTATCGAAATCAACAAAAAGATTAACGACCGCCCCGAGGGTGAACGCTTTGCCACCACACAGGAAGCCGACGCGCTCTCCAAGCTGGCGGGCGCAATTAAGAAACTCGAGGCAGACATCGGCGTGCCCGATTGCGTGTCGGTGGCCATGCGCTTTCTGTCGTGGCTTCGGCCGCTTGACATCGAGGCGGCCAAACAATTTAACAATCTATTCGATGCCTTTATCAAAGACCAAGCAGCAGGAATGAAGTCATGAGCAAACAGACAGACAAACAATCATTAGAGCTATGGATTAAATTCCATGAGGGGCTGGCAAAAGGTGTCCCGGTAGACGAAAGTCTGTCCCGTCGTGAGATAGAACGACAGCGCGCGGAATTAGAAAAAGACCCTATTGCCTGGATAAAATACTTCTTTCCAGAATATGCCGATAGCGAGTTTGCTCCTTTCCACCTGAAGGCCATCAAGCGACTGATTGAGCACAACAACTGGTATGAAGTACTCTCTTGGAGTCGGGAGCTCGCGAAGTCCTCTATAGCCATGTTCGTTCTGATGTACCTGGCACTAACCAAGCGCAAGCATTTCTTTGTGCTGGCTTCTGCCACCATTGATGCCGCAGAACGTCTGCTTACCCCTTATAAAACCAACTTCGAGAGCAACGGACGACTCAAACAGTCTTACGGCAAACAGGTTGTCATTGGCCAATGGACAACAAGTGAATTTACTTGCCGCTGCGGCGCGAAATTCATCGCACTGGGTGCAGGATCGGCTCCACGTGGAATGCGTAACGGTGCCACACGTCCTGATGTGATTTACTTCGATGACTTCGACACGGATGAAGATTGCCGCAATCCCGTGACACTTCAAAAAAAATGGGACTGGGCGGAACGGGCACTCCTTCCGACACGGTCTATCTCCAAAGACTCGTTAATACTATGGTGCGGAAATATTATCGCAAAAGACTGCTGTATTACCCGTGCTGGAAAAATTGCAGACAATTGGGATATCGTGAACATCCGGGACAAAAACGGTAAATCAGTCTGGTCAAAGAACACAGAAGAGATGATTGACAGGTATCTCTCCGGCTATAGTGCGGCCGCTCAACAGGCAGAGTTTTTTAACAACCCTATTTCTGAGGGAAAAGTATTTAAAAGCCTGCCCTTCGGTAAGGTACCGCCCCTGAAGAGGTTCCGGTTTCTGATTGGCTATGGAGACCCCGCCTACTCGGATAGCAAGAAAAAAGGAAGCTCTACCAAAGCCCTGTGGCTGATTGGTAAGTACAAAGGTGTGTATTATGTGATAAAGGGTTTTCTCGCCCGGGAAACGAATGCCAATTTTATCGGATGGTACTTCGAATTGGATAAGTACGTAGCAGGGAAGACCAACGTGTATTGGTACATAGAGAACAACAAGCTCCAAGACCCTTTTTATCAGCAGGTGTTTAAACCCCTGCTGCGCGATGAGTGTGCTGCACGTAAGACGCAGCTGTTTATTCGTGAAGATACGCGAAAAAAAACCGACAAGGCGACGCGTATCGAGGCCAACCTCGAGCCGCTCGACCGGCTGGGTACGTGGGTGTTTAACGAAGAAGAAAAAGACAACCCCCACATGCAGGAACTCATCAACCAATTTAAGCTGTTTGAGCTGACACTTCCATACCCCGCCGACGGCCCGGATGCCGTAGAGGGAGGTGTGACCATGGTGGACACGAAGACGGGAGAACTGGAGCCGACCTACACCATCCCGCTTAATGACGAAGAACTCAACAAAGACAACCCTTTTATGATATAGATATGAACAACTTTATAGACCTCACAGACTACGACGCGAGCATTCACAAGGAGATACTCGACAGCCTGCTACGCCAGGGAACTACGGACTACGACCCACAGATCGTAGAGATATGCGAAGACCGGGCCATCGCTGAAATGCGGTCGTATCTCAATAAGAAGTACGATTGCAACCGCATTTTTGAAGCACGCGGCACCGACCGCCACGCACTGGTACTAATGTTCGCGCTCGACATCGCCATCTTCCACATCTTTTGCCAGCACAACCCGTATAAGATGTCGAAGATACGGCAAGACCGCTACGACCGGGCCGTGGAGTGGCTCAAAGGTGTAATGCGGGGCGATGTGACCATCGACGGTGCACCGCTATTGCCTGCCGATGAACTCGAAGACAAGTCGCGCTGGCAAATCAAGGCCGACGAGGTAAGGCCGGTACTGGGTTAATTTATGACATATATAATTAAAAGACAATGGCAAACTTAAGAAATAAACGAGCCAGCAACCGCCGCATTACACAGGGCGGTATGCTCACCAAACAGGGAGAACGGCAGCCGGATGTGGTGCTACAGATGCCGGAGCTGTTCCACTTTAACTTGCAACAATACATGAACGCCGTTACCTCGGCCCGGGGTATCGACTACAGCAACCGTGTGCGGCTGTACGATATGTACGAGAGTGCGAACTTCGACCTGCACCTAACGGGCGTGATGGCGAAGCGATTACGCGGCGTTACACAGATACCCATCGAGTTTCAGCGCGACGGCAAGCCCGATGAAGCAATTAACAAACAACTGCGGTCGCCCTGGTTCAAAGAGTTACGCAAGGAGCTCATCCTATCCGAGTTCTGGGGCTTTACGCTGGTGCAGTTCCGTCTGGGTGATGACGGTAACATCCGCTTCGACTCTATCGACCGCAAGCACTACGACCCCGTACATCGCTTCCTGCTGCGCCACCAGGGCGACATGGAGGGCGAGCCTATTGAATATTTCGACAAGACATTGTTCGTCGGCAGCGAGCGCGGCCTGGGTATCTTTGCCGAGATACTGCCCGCTGTTCTGTATAAGAAGGGCAATATGGGAGACTGGGCGCGCTTCTGTAACATCTTCGGAATGCCCATCCGTGAGTACACCTACGACGCCGGAGACGAAGAAGCACGCAAGACACTTATCCGCGAGGCGCGTGCACAGGGCACGAACGCGGTTTATATACACCCCAAAGACAGTGACCTGAAACTACTCGAGGCGGCCAACAAGACGGGTAGCAGTGAACTATACCGCACGTTTGCGGAGTATTGGGATAGCAAGATTAGCATTCGCGTATTAGGCAACACGCTGACTACGGACGCTAAGGAAACGGGCACGCAGGCCCTCGGGACGATACACAAGGAAGAAGAAGACGAGATGAACGCGGACGACCGCGAGTTCATCCTGGATATTCTCAATTACCAGATGCGCGACATCTTCGCCGCGCTGGGCTTCAATACCGACAGTGGCGAGTTTGTCTACGCCAAGAAGGACAAGGTGGACGTGTCGCAACAGATAGACATCGTACAGAAGTGCGCCAACATGGGACTGCCTATCGATGACGACTATCTCTATGAGACCTTCGGCATCGCCAAGCCAGAGAATTACAATGATTTGAAGGCGAAAAAGGAAGAAGAGCGCGCCGCGCTGCGTGAACGGATGCAACAGCAGCCGGAAGAACCTACGCCCCCAACCAAGCCCACACCGCCGACTAACGCCCTGAGCCGTTTTTTCGCAATAGCCCCGAAGCCTATCGGGGCGGCCAACGACTTCTAATCGATAGCCTATACTACGACGGTGAGCAGTGCGGATGTCACAGCCACTTCCGCAATGTCGGTGAGGATGTCAAATTTTCTGCCGACATCTTAAGCGACTTCCTGCACAAGGTGTACGACGGCTTCGATACGTCCACCGAGATAGAGCCTGGTATGTGGCGCGAGCTGCTGCGCCTGTTGCACGAAGCGGCGGTACAGGGATTGGCACAGGGTGACTACCAGCCGCGACACAACGACGATTTTCTAAACGCCATGCGCCACGGTAACGAGGTGTTTGCGGCGTTCAAAGTGCACGCCATGGGTACGGCTATGGCGGCCAAGCTGTTGGACTCGAACGGCCATTTAAAGCCGTTCGAACAGTGGTTGAATGATGTTCAAAGCATCTCATCGCACCACGTGGGTGCCTGGCTGAAGACAGAATACAATACGGCCGTACTGCGGGCACATGCCGCGGCAGACTGGCAGGAGTTTGTTAGCAACCGTGACGTGATGCCTAACCTGCGGTGGATGCCCACTACCTCGCCCGATGCCGAAGCCTCTCACCGCTCCTACTGGGAGAAGAAACTCACGCTACCCGTAGAGCATCCTTTTTGGGCGAAACACCACCCGCAAGACCGATGGAACTGCAAGTGCCGCCTGGAGGCTACCGATGAACCTGCATCGCCGGCAGACATGGTGGAAGATATGCCGGCTCCAAACCCACAGCGCGGGTTGGACAACAACCCGGGAAAGGACGGGCACATCATTAACGACACACACCCGTACTTCCCCGAGAACTGCGCCCGCTGCCCGTTCTACAAGCCGCAGGGTATTAAGAACCGGCTTAAGGCGGCGTTTCAAAATCGCAAAAAAGACTGTTTTAATTGTCCGTATGTTGATAGGAAGCTGCCGGGTAAAGAGTGGGGCAACCCCAACATTCAACCGCCCGAAGTAAGCACGTACAAACGTACACACAAAGGACAGGTGCTTATCAGTCCTTATCACGGTGGAAATGAGCTTGCTGACAACAAACGCCTGGCAAACTTCCTGGCTGACAAGCTCAAGACAAAGGTATATCTATTACCCCGGTTAGAACAGACAACGGAGGAGGGGCGCAGGTTACGCCACAAACTGCTGCCACGCGGTGTAAAAGAAGGAAAGAACCCCGACTACCTCATAAACGGTCTGCTGTTCGACGGAAAGTCCATGTATGGCTTGAAAAAAGATGCCAATATGAAGGAACAGCACAACGCTATCATCAACCATATCAAGAAGGCCAAGAGGCAAGCAGACAATATCGCGCTGGAGATACCGAGCTTCGTAGGCAGGGAGACAATACACCGGACTGTTAACGGCTACCTTTCGCAAAGCAGGAAAGAGCGTATTATCATGGTGCATTGGAAGAATAAACTATTGATGTATGGGGGTAAAACAAAACGTTAGACTTATACAGCCTAACGTTATAGGAGGTTCCGGAGACGGCAAGCCGGCTCTCCAGTACCGATGCAAAGATACAAAATATTTCGTACAAACAAACTTTTAAGCAATTATTTCTATGGATGCCAAACAAATAGCCAACATCATAGCCCGTGCACCAAAGCAGGTAGAGGCGGCTATGCGCGACGAAATACCGCGCAAGGCGGCTGTCGTGGCGAAAAACCACTTTATGCACAACTTCGACGAGAGCGGGTTCGTAGATGGCGGACTGCGCCCGTGGAAGAAGACACGCCGACAGGAGGCGGGCGACCCGCGTAAGCCGCTCACCTCGAATCGCAATCACCTGATGAACAGCATCGATGTGGTCGGGGCACCCGGATTGGTGACCGTGGTCAATCCCGTGCCGTATGCGCGCATCCACAATGAGGGCGGCACCATACATTCGCAGCCCACCATCACGCCCAAAATGCGCAAAATGGCGTGGGCAAAAGCCTATTCCATCGCCGGGGTTAGTAAGGGAGGAAAGCTGCCCAAAGACTTGCCCGAAGAGGCAAGGAAGTGGCGCGCACTGGCACTGACAAAAAAGGAAAAGCTCAATATTAAGATTAAGATGCCCCGCCGACAGTTCATTGGCGACAGCAAGGAACTGCGCGTAAAAATCAATAAAATAATAATAGACAAATTAAAAAACATCAGCAATGGAATCACTACTCGTTAATCTCATCGACCGCCTTTCCCGCGAACTACCCTGGGCGCGCACAGTAGATGAAGACTACGGACAGTTGGAAGCACTCGATGACGAAAACATCGACATGTACCCGCTCACCTTCCCAGCCATCCTCATTGACTTACCCGGCACCGAATGGAGCGATGCAGGCGACTGGACGCAGCGTGGAACCTGCGAAGTGCGTGTGCGGCTTGCTATCGACTGCTACGACGATACGCATGCCGGCAGTCAGACAACGGAGCGAATTATGCAGCGTGAAGAAAAAAGAAAAGCCCTGCACACATTGTTGCAGGGTTATCGGGTATCGGAAGAGGGGGCATTGATACGCACCCGCTCGAAGTTCTTTACTTTTAACCACGGCATTAAAGTGTATGAAGCTACCTACACCTGTGCCATGGCAGAGGCTACTCGGGAAAGAGCGACAGTTGACCGGCGGAAGCTGACTGTCGTCGTGAAGTCCTGAAGCCCATATAGCGGCTTCTTTTCACGGCCTGTCCGTCCACCGTTGCGCCTTCCATCAGCATCCGCTTGATGATGCGCAATGTCGTTGCCTCGCAAAGAAAAAACTCTTCTGTCGAAAGCTTATGGATGACGTCATCGAAGCGCAGACGCTGCACCTCCGACCAGTAGTAGAACCGCTCGAATAGTTTCTTGTCGCGCTCGTCGATGAGCTGTTTGTTTCTTCCCTTTGCCATAATTGCAAAATTATAAAAAAATCCCTGTAACTACAAGAGTTTCAGGGACTTTTTATTATAACCGGCTAATATTCGTTATAACCGGCAGAAACTGGGCTCAATCTTGCGCCATACGCCGTTTTCATCAAGCCGGGAGAAGTAGTAGTTGGTGGCGTTCTTTTGCACCACGTTGCTCTCCTTGAAAAGCTGCATAATCTCGGCATACTCGGCATCGAAGCGGTCTTCTAATTCGTAGAGCTTCGAAATACTCTTATAATCGAGGTCGCCCGTCTTGTTACGCTCAAGCAAGGTCATGGCCAACTGGTAGATAGGATCGTCGGTGCCTTTTTCGGTTTGCTGAACGTAACGCTTGAGGTAGTCTACTAACCGTTCGGCCGCCATATCGGCCCGTTCGTCAAACCCCTTCACCTTGTTGGCCTTTACCTCCAGGCGGAAGCTATCTACAGTCATAGTAAACCCGTTCTGCGTGTCATTGCGTAGCTGACCATACTCACGCATCACCTCTTTGATGGCTCCACTCTCACTGTCGAGCCAGTCGCGAAAGCCTTTTACCTCTTCCACTACCTTATCAAGGCGACTGCGAACGTCCGCCATAAACTTTGCCCGCAAGGCTTCGTATGCCTCGCGGCGGTTGTTCTTCTCCTGATTAGCCTCTTGTTGCAAGGTAGCAAGCAGTTCTTTTTTCTCTTGAGCCGATAGGCCCTGTAATAGTTCTTTGTTCATAATTGCTTAATTTTTAATTGTATCGTTAAATATAAAAGTATATCGTACAGAAGTACCGACACCCGATTGCACCTTCTGTTTAATTCCACCTTTCGCCTCAATAGAATGAAGTTTTTTGTGTAGTGCTTTGAGAGCCTCGGTGTCAAGTTCTATAAAAAGTTTGCCTACTATACGGGGGTTCAAACATAAGGCATTAATTCTTGGCCAGCCAATGATACCCATATTGTTAAGCAATGTCAGCACATTACTTCTCCACGTCCTTAATTCGTGATAGATAATTCTGTCCATACCCATGCACAGTATCTTATATTCAAGGGGCGAAAGCTCACGCAAACTATCTGTTCGGCCACCTGTATGCTGGTATATCAGCAACTTTTTATCGGCTCCCGGCATGCGCTTGAGTAGCGCATAGAAGCGGCGGAAATTGGTTACTTTCTGCATGATGTCTTTTATTTATCGTTATTCAAAAGATACTCACAGCCTATAAGCTTGATACTCGACGAAAAACGAACTACCGAGTTTTTATCAATCTTGAAGTGCGCCTTGTTATTTTCCACTACTTCCTGTATTTTCTTTTGTACATTTTCTTTCATTTTCTTTTGTTCTGTTTCCGTCGGAAACTTAGAACAAAAACCAAATGTCTCCCCGTATATGCTTTTGACATCTTCGTTGGTCACCGACCATCGAACAGTGATGACACCTACACAATTGGTTGAATGATTTTTAACTTTTTTCATTGTTATAAGTATTAAAATAAACTTGTATGACCTTTCCATTACGTTTAATATGCAGCACGGTCTTTCCGTTGTCGGTTACGAGTGCCGATTCAATGTTACTCCTCACCTTCATGCCTCGAAGATGATACAGCTCCAATATCCAGGCATCCACATAAGCCTTCAGCCGTTCCCAATCTTCCTTGGTATCTTCCATTGCTTGGAAGCTGTAATGCTGACTAATATCCATCTGCAGCCGCAGTAGCCACTCCGGCTTGTCATTTGGTATCATCGAATAATATCTCAACTTTCTCATATTATCTTCTTTTTTTCGGCTTTCGCCACTTGCATTCGTCACATAGGAAATGTCCCATGCCGTCACAGTTTCCGAGGCAACGGCCTTTTTTATAATCTATACAATCTATCATACTTCTTTACTCTTTTACCTTTTTACTTTCTCCGGCTTTCCATTCGATGTTTATTACCGCGTCGACTTCGGTGCTTCCGTTGCATACGGGGCAAGGTTCTTTTACACTTTCCCCGTAATCGTCTACGCCCCAAAAGTAGCCGTTGCCTTGGCAATAACCACACGAATGGCCCTTGCTTACAAGATGTTCGGTTGTTACACGTCCCCTGGGTGGGGTTATTTCCATTGTTCTGCTTACCTTACTCATATTAACCTATCCAATAGTTTTTTTGCTGCGATTTTCTTTGCAACCTTTTGGTTACCTGCTGACGCGGTTTCGTAGTCTCCATCTGGTAAGGTTATTTTCACCGTAACTAACGGACAGTGGTCGTCTCCTAAGACGCTTAACACTTCCGTTTCGATGTTCTCACCGTATATCTTTTGAACGAGCTCCCCAAGTCGTATTATTGGGTTCTCATTAGAGGGCACATAGTCTTCGAAACTGATATTCTTTATCGGTTCTCCCTCGAGGGCGCCATTTTCGATTTTTTCTTTGATGCCTCGAATGAAGAAGTGCAATTTGTCAGCTCTCACAGATTTGTGCTTACAAGCTCCGAGCAGCTTTCTCGTCGCTTCTTCATTGTTTTTTACACGGACAGTGTACTTGCCATCCTCCGTCAGATAAAACTCACACTTAACTCCGTTGATGATTTTTTTAATTGATGTTTCCATAATTTTT